AAAGCGTATCTTCGTATAGGTTACGGACATCGTTCTGTCGGAAATGTGTGGTTGGCTGTCATATATTGTACGGAGTGCGATGCATTTTTGGAACGGATGGTGACGAGGGGAGAGTTAGAACTTAGCAGGGATCAGAATATTTTGAAGTACAATGTAATGGAAAAAACGATAGAGGCGTGGAACCGGAGAATTGGAGGGGAGGAAGGCGATGTGTAAGTTTTGCGGTGAGGAACGCGCAATCATGGATGACGAGTACGGCGAATATGAAGCGAGGATCGTCAAAATTATTCCGCTTGCTCCAATTAATCTGACTAATGGTGAAATCGCAGAAACAACAGAACCTCCGTATTTTGTAATTTTTGTTGGTATTGATGTTTGCGAACGTGAAGAAGCATCGTTCCCGATAAATTTTTGCCCTATGTGCGGGAAGAGACTATTTATTCCGGCAGGGAACAAGCTGAAGAAGGAGAAAGACGATGACGAAGTACATTGATGCGGACGCGCTTGAAGAAAGTTTACGGCGGCGATATTGCAAGCCGTGTCAAAAGGCGAGTGAGGATAACAATGGCGTGTATTGCCGTGCTTGTTGGGTGGATGATACGATCGACGAGATTGATTTGGCGCCCGCCGCCGATGTTGTTCCGGTGGTGCGGTGTGCGGACTGCCAGTACTACGAAAAGCGATGCCCAAGCGAGGACATAGGTTGGTGCAATCGTCCGGGTGCGGGATGCGGACAACCGAAGGAATTTTATTGCGCAGGAGGGGTAAGACAGGATGGAGGTTCTGTATCAGGCTGAGCGGGACGGCGTTCTCCGTCAGGGGAACCGTCAGCAGATAGCGGATCTGGTGGGCGTGTGTGCCGATTATGTGGCGAGACTGGCGCGGTGCCAGACGAAAACGAAATCCGGATGGGAGATTACACGGTGTTCTGGTGCTTCTCACCGTAACCAGATGCTCGGCGTTGGGGCTACATACATTGCCCGTAAAAGGGGAGACGATCCGATCCTCGGCAAAACGGAGGAGATCGCTCTGTTGCTCGGCATCAGCGTAACGTGGGCGAGAACGATTATCAAAGAAGGTCGGGTTTGGAACGGGTGGGTTATCACAGAGGCAACGGAGCAGGAGATTGCTGAGATGGAGGCACAGTGGAAATGAAACGGTCTCATGGGCATTACAATCGAATCAACGGACAGCCGCGCAATACAGTAGTGCGGCTGTCTGAGGACGAACTCAGGGCAATGACGGCTGAAGTCAGGTCTCATCGTAGGACGGACGGAACGACAAGAGAGCAGAGACGGAAGGAATACATCAAAGAACGGGAGGGTTTATGACAAGAGCGGAGATCCTTGAGACGGCGAACCGTATTATCAACGGGGAACGGCAGACAAGCTATGGCACACCGGAATCGAATTTTGGCTTAATCGCGGCACTGTGGACGGTGTATCTGGATCATCTGGTGACATCTGAGGATGTTGCGCTGATGATGGCGTTGTTCAAGATCGCCCGGTGCAAAACTGGAGTGGGAACTGAGGACAGTTTCGTGGATGCCTGTGGGTATTTGGCAATCGGCGGCGAGATCGCCACTGAGAATCCGATACCAACAGGAGAGAGGATGTGATCCGAATGACGATGCAAATTAAACTGTATCCCGGCGCGTATATGCCAGTGAGAGCATACGCAGATGATGCGGGACTGGATTTGCGTAGTCCGTATGATGTAATCGTATATCCACACGACCGTGTTGTGATAGATACGGGGGTTCACGTTGCGATCCCCCGTGGTCATGTGGGATTTCTGAAGTCTAAGTCCGGACTGATGGCGAATGCCGGGTTGACTTCGGATGGGACTATTGACTGCGGTTTTAATGGCAGTATCAGGGTGGTTTTGTTTAATCACACCGAATGTGACTACTTAGTACATAGGGGTGACAAGATCAGTCAGCTTGTGATTCAGCCTGTCGTTATTCCGGAACTGGAAGTCGTGGATGAACTGCCGGAGACGGATCGTGGATCGTCTGGATTCGGCTCAACTGGAATGTGAGGTTACCATGAACATTATCAAGCCTTATGCGGAGATCATCACTCCGCTTGACGGAGCGGAGATCCTGAAGCATATTGAGTTATGCGGAAGGGTGTGCTACAAATCAGAAGACCACATTACAGAGGATAGCGCGGAGCGGTTTGTGTCGGGAATCATCAGGCGCGGACACGAAGCCGTGCTTGAGCATTACAGCTTCACGGTTCGATTTGTCGTGGATCGTGGGATATCCCATGAAATAGTACGGCACAGAATTGCCTCTTTTGCCCAGTCCTCAACTCGCTATTGCAATTACAGCGCGGACAAGTTTGGCAACGAGATCACGGTAATAAAGCCGTTCTTCCTTGAGGAGGGATCCTTCGCCTTTGAGGAATGGCGAACAGCTTGCAGGAGAGCGGAGGAGGCGTATTTTTGGTTGCTCGACATGGACTACACACCGGAGCAAGCACGGGATGTCCTGCCGACAAGCCTTAAAACCGAACTGATTATGACTGCCAATCTACGGGAAATGAGACACTTCTTCAAACTCCGTGCCTCCCAGTACGCTCATCCTCAGATGCGCGAGGTGACTGTCCCGCTCCTGCATGAGTTACAGCGCAGGATTCCGGTCGTGTTCGATGATATTCAGGGCGCGGGTATTGTCGCGGACAAGGACGAATCTGACTATATCCGGAGGTGATTACATGATAGCATGGATCGCTCTGGCAGTGGTTTGTGTGGCGTTCGGCGTGTGCCTGTACTGTGCGCTGATCTCCGGATCCGATGACGATGATCGGAACGGACGGGGGTGACTATGGTATATCAGATATCACAGCAGGACATGGATGCGGCGATCTCGTCCGGACGGCGCGGGTGTTATTTCGCTCGGCTCGGATCGGATGACTACATCGGTTACGCGAATCTGGACGGGGAACCGATCAAGTTTCGGGGCAGTCTCGCGGATGTGTTGGATATGTTCGCGCCGTACAACGGCGTAACCGTGGATGTGACGCGAGACACGATCAGTCCCAGTGTTCCGGATGAACCGGAGGAACAAAAACCAAAGAAGTCACGGAGAAAGAGGTGATACCGATGGACAAATACACAGCGCAGGAAGAGGCGTACAAGCGCGGCAGGGAATCCGGCATGAACTGGGTGTCGGTAACGGACAAACCGTTCAGACCGGAGTACGGGAAGATCTATCTGGTATGGGGATGGGATTCGTACTACGGCGATGACGGGGAAGTCCGCATGGAGTTAGTCCCGGAGGTTGTGGTCGGATCCTCTCCGGGGATCGGGAGACTTGACAACGTAGTACACTGGATGGAAATAAAAAAGCCCTCGGACGAGTAGTCTGAGGGCGGGGCATAAACCTGACTGCGGGGGATCTGGTGGAATTCCGTAGACTTAGGGCGAAGTATTTACGATACGGTAAACGTGCCATATCCGGCGCGGTTGAGGGACGGTACAACAGTCTCAATGTCCGGGTGCGTCGCGCTGTGGGGAATCTCCCAGTGGAGTACCAGACGATTGCGCGGCTGTACTGGATCGAGAGCAAAACGTGTGTGTCAATCGCCATGAGGACATACTACTCAGAACGGCATGTCAGACGGCTGAAAGATGCCGCGAGAATCATACTGCTCTCAGAAGGTGCGTGTGACAGTCGAGAACCCACCTGATTTGCGATTTGTTTGAGAGGATGAGTATTTATACTCCCGGAAACTAATGCGCTAAAATGTGCCTTCTCGTGCATTGTACGCAGTGTGTGGGATTATAACATAAAAAAGAGGGACGGATCACTCCGTCCCTCGGTGTTTGTTTACCAGTTTCACGACGAGTTGTGATGGGTTGAGTCCCTCTGCCTGTGCGGTCTCGCGCAGGATCTCGCGGAATCCCTTCGGTGCGCAGATCGTGATCTGGTCGTAGTGTTCCCTCGTGTATTTGTTCCGGTACTCCTGCGCTTCCGGAGTTTTGTCCCAATTTCTGTTTCGGTCTGGCATGTGTGCCTCCATGTGTGCATATTTCCCCACCCGTCATGATACCATAGCGTGTGGGGTTTGTCAAGCGTTTTCGCGCGCGCGTCTCAATATATCTATATATCAAGATATATCAAGGGGTTATAATCTTATTTCTTGGAGCGCAAGTGTGGAGAGATGCGTCAGCATCTCCTCCACACGCCACAGAGGGGTGTGGGGGGAGCGGCGAGCTTCCCCCCACAGGGGGTATAGGGGTAATCTCTATCTCTCTATCTCTTCTTTAAAAGGGGGTATGGGGGAAAACTTTCTTCTCTGTCTCTCTTTCTCTGAGGGGGAAGGGGGATCGACATCAGTCGAGTGGGTAATCTGACCATCCGGAGTATCGGACAGTCACAAACTCATCATCCGTGATCTCCGGTGTCCCCTTGTCGGTCATGATTGCGGAAACGCAATCTCCGATCAGATAGTCCTCACATCCGTAAAAGGCGTAAGTGAATCCAGTCGATGTTTCGACCGTTACGGTGTCTGTGTCGCGGTTGAGATCGATCACTCTGGCTGTCATTGGGTACTCACTCTCGCTCACGCGATCACGATCCCCTGCGTGGTTAACGCAGGAGACCGTTGCCGTGGCAAGCAGGGCGATCAGGATTAAAGCGAAACGGGTTTTCATGTCAGTACCTCCGGGTTTCGTTGTTCGCCAGACTGTATTCGGCAAGTCTGTACATAGCGGACGCGAGATCGGCGTAGCGGTCGATCTGGCGTTTCGTGCCGTATCTGCCTCCCTCTTCCAGACGGACGCGATACGGATTCTGCGCGGCCTTTTCGTCGAAGTACACCACCATTGCGGGGTGACGAGCGGGTTGAACGTGAGCGATCTTAGTCATGCTGTGCCTCCAGTCTATCTCTGATGTCTGCCGCCGCTTCAACGGCTTCGCGGATCTTTTGGTCGAGGACTTTGCCCCATCCTTTGCGGTACTTGTCCGGTTCGTCTGCGTATGCGTAGAACGCGCGGCATTCCGCATCCTGAAGCAGATCCAGAATCGCTTCGATCTCTTTCAGGTTGACGGTGTGTAGCTTGATTGCGGTTTCCATGTGTTCCTCCTATGTTCTGTGTGTTGGTGTGGGTTATCCTTCTGAGGATTGGGATGCCGCCGATACGCTCGACGGCTCAGGAGCGGTTTTTACTTTGCCCATTCGGGCGTGTCTCTGATATACGCTTCGGCTTCGTTTTTGCTGTCCGCAATATAACAGGTTATCCATTCTTCACCATCGGAGAAGCGGTGCTGTACTAACCACTTTCCTGTGTATCCGCTTATGGTGCCGTAATCTCGCTTGATCCTGATCTGTTCTTTCATGGTGTGTCTCCTTTCTTACCATTCGTAGTCTTCGTCGGACGGATCCTCTTCCCACTGTTCCGGCGGGAGAAGTTCCTGACCGTAGATGTTGTACCATCTGCCACAGTCGCACTGACAGGCTCCGTAGTAGTGATCTTCCAGATACACTGTCCTGCCGCAGATGCAATCGCCGTGTGCGGGTTCGATGTAGTGGTGTTCGTATCTGCGGATCCGGTTCCATTCGTAGGAGAATTTCTCCGGGTGTGCCATGCAGTATTCGTAGTTGCGCTGTCCGTCAGGATGCAGGGGCTTGAGGTTCCCTTCCTTGTCGCAGGGGAAGCCGAATCCTCCGTTCGCGTCGTGCATGAAAGAGACTTCGTAGAAGATGTCGGTCTTGGGTTCTCTCCGGGTGATGTTTTTCAGCATGTGTATGTCCTCCCTTGTGGGTGTGATGTGCGGGATTGTGACCGCGCCTGTAAAGGCTCCGCATTACAGGGGATCGGAGGATCCCCACCACTCTGCGATTCAGAAGTTGTAGTCGTAGTACTTGTTCCATTCCGGGGTTACCTTGCATCCGTGCCGGGTGTAGCATCCCTCGCGGCTCGACCAGTGGAAGGTTTCGGTCGCGCCGTCCGGATCCTCAGTGATGATCCACTTTTGGTCGTGGTCGTTGGTGCAGATCGCGCTGAAGCCTCCCGTGATCCATTCGGGCTTCCAGTCAGGATCCTTCTCGGCCTTGTCGTATCTGACGGTGATTGTGGTCTTCGTCTTTCGGATGACGGTGCAGGGGTTCTCGTCGGTGTACAGTCTCACGGATGCGTGATCGCCAACCTCAAGGCTTCCGTTGTACTCAGCCATCAGTGCGTCGCGCTGTCTGTCTCTCTCTTCCCAGTGAATGTCGAGGTTGGTCTGGATTGCAAGAAGTCTATCCTTGAATTCGGTGCGGTTCATCATGGTGTGCTTTCCTTTCTGCCCTGCCATCTTCAGACCGGGTGGGGCGGTTCCCGGTGACGGTCTGTCTCACGACAGTCCGTTTCGGCTCGTTGTGCATTACTGGTCGATGGTGTAGCGGTCGAGGTCATACATTTTGTGTTCCTTCCCGAAGCAGACCGTCCACAACCGGACGCTCAAAGAAAGGTCGGTGTAGAAGCGGATGCGGAAAGCGTCGAGCAAGCCAAAAGTTTTGATCTCGACGGCAAAATGTGTGGGTTCCTCGCCGTCTTTCATGTAGTCCGTTCCGGCGGGGAAGCCTGTCACATTACAGCAGATCATGTCTGCGCTATGAAGCACACAGGATTTGGCGTAGTCCTTCATGCTCTCACGGTGTTCGTCGGATTCGAGCGCGTTGAGGAAGGCCGCAAGCAGATCGTTGTCGGTGTACATGGCTTTCAGTTCTTTCAGGTCGTTCTTGACCTTCTCGGCTTTGGCGAGGGTGGTGAAGTCTCTGTCGATGATTGTTTTCATGGTATGTTCTCCTTTGAAATGATTTGTGATGGGGTGGTGTCGGCATCAGATTGTATCTGGTGCTCACAGTTCCCCATCACGGGGAACTTATATTCACTTCCGTGGTTTCTGTAACCCCGTTGACGATCACCGGGCTTTAGCGCACCGGGAGAGGTCGGAACACCAGACCTTCGGAAGTGTTCGGTTTTCAATCAGCACTTTGTGGTTGACTTCCGACCACTCGGAGCCCCCGCCCATCAGGGGCACCACTATTCTATCGCATACTCATGAGTATGTCAAGACGGTTCGGAGCATTGTTTACAAAATCTGACGGAAGAGTTAACAAATAGTTCACAAACAATCTCGGCTGGATTTCAAGAGCGGCTGAAAACATGTCCGGTTTTTGAGGTCTGACTGGGGTAAGATATGGAACAAGATGAGATATCAAAAAGAAAGGGGGATCGTGTGTGAAAGACAGGAACCGTATAACAGAAGAAAGAGCCAAAATGATCGAATGTTATCTGGACGGTATGTCGAAGAAAGATGCGTTTTGTACTGCGTTTCCGGAAAGAGCCGCTGAGTTATCTGATGAATCTCTTACTCGCGCAATAACGAGAGAGTTCACAGGCAGAGTTGTTATTGCTGAAATAGAGCGTAGAAAGAAAGCGCGTGATGAAGCATTGCGCAAAGAAGCTGAAGAAAGTGCGCAACAAATACAGATGCTTTCTACATTATGGACTCGCAAGAAACATATGAACGAGTTAATTGGACTAATAACTTGGTCGAAAAACATGATGGAATATTCCAACAGCGATAACGCCAAGATTGCGGCAGGAAAATTGGAAAAAGATACGCTTGAAACCATTGGCAAGTTTCTTGGGTACGATGCCCCTATCAAGGTGGAGGCTGACAGCAAGATAACGGTGTCGTTCGCCGGGGACGGAGATCAGAGCGCGGGAGAGGATGACTGGACGGGATGATGAATGGATATTAGGTTACCATCCCCTCAACCGAAACAGCGTGAATTCCTCGCGGCGAAGAGCAGATATGTTGCCTTTGGGGGAGCCAGAGGGGGAGGGAAGTCATTCGCTGTCCGGCTGAAAGCTGTGGTTCTTGGTCTTCGGTATCAGGGGATCAAGATGCTTCTGGTTCGCCGGACATATCCTGAACTGCTCGAAAACCACATAAAACCCCTGTGTGCGATGACTGCGGGATACGCAAAGTATAGAGATACTGACAAAACGTTAACGTTTGTTACTGGTTCTACGCTAAAGTTTGGATATTGTGATACAGATAACGATGTATTACAGTATCAGGGGCAAGAATTTGATGTAATATTCGTAGACGAAGCTACACAGCTTTCGGAATATCAGTATGATTGCATCCGGGCATGTATGCGCGGCGTGAACGATTTCCCGAAGCGTATGTACCTGACATGTAACCCCGGAGGGGTCGGTCACGGATGGGTCAAGCGGCTTTTCGTGGACAGGGACTACACCGGAGACGAGCGACCGGAGGACTATACGTTCATCAAGAGCCGGGTGTACGACAATCACGCGCTGATGGAATCGGATCCTGACTACGTTCGGACACTTGAGACGCTTCCTGCTGATCTGCGCAAGGCATGGCTTGAGGGCGAGTGGGATCTGTTCGCCGGGCAATATTTCAGCGAATGGAGGCGGGACGATCACGTTCTGGAGAGTGTTCCGGAGATCCCGGATCACTGGACGCGAGTCATAGCGATGGACTACGGTCTGGACATGCTTGCGGTGGTCTGGGCGGCGTTCGATACGGACGGGCGCGGGATCGTGTACAAAGAATTGTGCCGTTCCGATCTCCCGGTGCAGGAAGCCGCTGAAGCGATCCGGGATGCCTGTACTGCCGACGAACTGAAGAACGGGATCGTGCAAGTGTACGCGCCTCCCGATCTCTGGTCACGGGCGAAGGACACGGGCAAATCCATCGAGGAACTGTTCCGGGAGCGTGGGGTGTGGTTCATCAAAGCGGACAACAACAGGGTCAGCGGGTGGATGAACCTCCATGACTGGCTCCGGAAAGCGGATGACGGGATCCCGTGGCTCCGGTTCACCCAGAACTGCTCGGAGTGCATCCGGTGTATCCCGCTCCTGCAATACGCGAAGAACAACAGCCTTGACTGCGCTACAGATCCTCATGATATCACTCACGCTCCGGATGCGGTGCGCTATCTGGTGCAGTCCCGTCCCAGACGGGCGAAGGAACCGGATACGCGAACGCCGGAAGAGCGGAGGATAGAGGAATACAAAACGAAACGATTCAATCCCCACCCGAATCAGGGTGGACGCATTATACGAAGGAGTTAAACTCATGAGTCTGAAACTGCACATTGTGGAAGCGCGTACCCGGTCGTTTCAGTGCGATATCGCCGGATGTCGCAACAGAACGACGCACCTTATCAGCAAGCGCGGGGATGTCAGTTCCCGCCCGATCCACCTCTGTGACGATTGCATCCGGGGTCTATATGCCCTGATTGAGCCGGAATCCCCTACTATTCCGGTCACTGACGAAGAGCCGATCCGGGAGCCTGACCACCTCCCGGACGGCACGATGGAGGCTGAGATCACCGTGCCAAAGAAGCAGGAACCGAAGTCTGAGAGCAAACCGAACAAGGCGAAGAAGAGTCTTGCACAGGGGCAGGGTAAGAAGAAATGATCGCGCCGATCCTGCTGTGCATCACGGTTGGTCTGCTGTGCGTCACGAACGTGATCCTGATCGTACTGGTCGCGCTCCTGACGCGCTCCAATGATCGCTTGATGTGTGCGCTGTCAACGCCATATCGAGAACAAACGGAGCCGACAGAACGCATCCCTATGCATTACAGCATGTACAAGGTCAATATTCCAGAGGGGGATAACTGATGGGATTTTTCGATTTTCTGAAGGGCAACAGGCAGACTGCCCGTGAACCGCCCTCCTTTTATGTGGCGCGGAACGAAGCGGGTGAGCCGATCTACTCGGACGATCTGGTGTCGGAACTGATGGAGGAACTGGAACGGAGGCGATCTGACCGCGCTCCGTATGAGTTACAGTGGCAACTGAACGCTGATTTCCTCGCAGGGAACCAGAACGCCGACATCGATTTCGTTAACCGCTGTCTGAAACTGGACGAGTTCCGGAACGACAGGGTCAAGGAGCGCAGGGTGTTCAACCGGGTCGCGCCTCTGATGGATACGCGCCTCGCAAACCTGATGAGCGTGTCCTACGATATGGTCGTAATCCCGCGCACGGGCGAAGCGGAGGATGCGGCGAAAGCAAAGATCGGAACCAAACTCCTGCAATACTGCCAGTCAAACGTGGGATTCCGGGATCAGATGAACCAACTGCTTCAGTGGGCTGAGATTTGCGGGACGGCGTTCACGATCTCTTACTGGGACGCAAAAGCCGGGGATGTCATCGCTGAAATGTCCGTTGCAGTGGACGGTATCGAGAGCAAGACGGAACCGATCCACATGGGCGATCTGGCGTTCGGTCTGCTGAGTCCGTATGAAGTGTTCCCGGCAAGCCTGACGGTGCAGAACATCGACGATCAACACGACATCATCACGGAGCAGATATTCGATGTGGATGCCGTCCGGGACATCTGGGGTGTCACGGTTGACGGAGAGGACACGGAGTGCTACACGATTACGCCGGAGCCGCAGGGTGTTTCCGGACACGGACGGCAGAACGCGACATTCGGAGTGGCAAGGACTACCCGTGAAAACTCCGTTCGCGTGGTCACATACTACGAAAAGCCCACAGCGTATCACGAAAAGGGCAGACTGATTGTCATCGTGAAGGATCGCATCGTGTTCAACGGGGAGTTGCCCGGAGGCGTGATGCCCATCGTGGCGTACAAATCTAAGGAAGTACCCGGATGGTTCTTCGGAAAGTCCGCAATCGAAGCCCTGATCCCGCTCCAGAGGTCGTACAACGAAATCCAGAACAAGATCATGGACTACATCCATGTGGTCGTGAACGCTCCGATGCTCACTCCAGTGGGTGCGCTCGACATGACGGACATGGAATCCCTCGGAGGGATCCAAGCCGGGGACATCGTGGAGTACGATCCGAACCGTGGCGGCAAGCCGGAGTACATGCAGTACGCGCCGTTCTCGCCGCTCCTGACCGCGCAGAGAGACCAACTTGCGCAGGACATGGAGTATACAGCGGGTGTGTCTCAGCTTATGGTCTACGGTTCCGCCTCCTCTTCTGCATCCGGAGCCGCGCTTGATACTCGGCGCGAGATCGACATGACGCGCATGTCGCTGACTGCCGACAACATCCGGGACGGCGTGATCCAGACGGCAAAGATCTGGCTGAAGCTGAACAAGGCATACAGCATCGGATACCGGACAGTCCTGATTGCCGGAGACGATGACATGGCAGGGATCGTAACGTGGTGCGCGGATGACATCAACAGCTACGATGTGGAATTCTCCGCCGAGAACGAACTGCGGCACAGCAGGGATCAACAGCGCGAGGACTTCGTGAACGCGCTCCAGATGGGGCTGTTCACCGATGACAACGGCATGGTTTCCAAAGACATTAAGCGCAAAGCGTGGGAACTGTTCAAGGTCGGGAACCTCGACGATGTGCTTGATCTGGAAGATCAGCAGAGAAAGAATGCCAGATATGAAGTCACGCTGTTCCAGAACGGCGTGATCCCGAAGCCGGACAAATACGCCGACGATGAGATACATCTGGAAGAACATCTGCGGTTCGCTCTGTCGAACGATTACAGGCAGATGGAGGAAAAAATGCCGAACTGGGCGGCACAGTTCGATCAACATATAGCTGAACATAGGGCTAAGATCGCCGAAAAGCAACAGGCACAGCAAGCACAGGCGATGCAGATGCAGATGATGAGCAGAGGAAATGGAAATGGATAATAGCAGTAATCTTCAGACCGTCCGCAGTCTGAACCGTAGAAAAAACATTGTCGTGAAAGAGCGAGTCCCGTCCGGAGCATGGGAATACTCAGTGCTTGGCGCGGACGGGACGGTGCTTGCAAAGGTCGTGTTTGAGACCGGGCGAGATGTACCGGACAAGCTGACCAACAGCGATCTTCTTGAAATTGTGCGCGACAGGCTGTCGGCACTGAACCGTAGCAACAGCGCGTCGTTCCGGTCGTACAACTGCGCACAGCATGTATACGAAGCCCTGTTTTGGGCTGATCTCCCGGCGAACAAGCCCGGAGACAAACTGGAGAATGAAATAACACCGGAGGATTACCATGGGTGAACAGAATGAAAACAGAACACTCGCCGAAGCAATCCGCGAAGGATTCGCCAGACAGGAAGCCGCAGAACAGGCACAGGGGGAAACTCCGGTCGAAGCGGTTCCGGCTGAAACTCAGGCTCCGGATGCTATGCCGGAAGCTGAAGCGGCTCCCGCTCCTGCGGCAGAACCGCCCGTCCAGACCGTACAGAACATAAATCCTGACATTCCGGATGTGACGGGGACTCCCGCTCCCGCTCCGGAACCCGCTCAACCGCAAGTGCCGAACATGATGCAGTACCTGATGGAGCGTCTCCGTGCCGCTGAAACCGCGAATGCACAGCTTCAGGCACAGTTCCAACAGGCACAGGCTACGGTTCAGGATCAGTCTCAGGCGGCTCAGAATGCGCTTGAAACCGCCATGAATCAGCCGTCGATCACCGTCCCCGTACTCGATTTCAATGAAATGCAGTATGACGATGACGCTACCCGCGCACAGAAGATGCAAGACTGGCAGAACGCGATGGTACAGCAGATTTCTGATGCTGTGTCGAAGCAGTACGCCGGACAGCTTGCACCGATCCGTGAGGACTACGAAAACAAGCGCAGGATCGCGGAGCAGGAAGCGGCGCGTCAGACGATCTGGGGAGACTCCCGGTTCGCGGACTTCAAGGATCGTGACGAACAGATTCAGCGGATCCTCAATGCCAATCCGGAACTGCAACAGCTTGGCGCGAACAGATCGTACCTTGTGGGTGGTCTGATGGCGCGTGGTCTGGACTACCGTCCGAACCCGACTCCTGAAGAGATCGTGAAGATGGTGCAGAACAGCCCGGAAGCACAGAAGATGCTCGATCAGCAGAGAGCACAGAGAATCGCTGACCGGAATCAGCAGATCCCGACGATTCAGCCTTCCTCCGGACTGGCAACGGCGAACGCGATCCCGGAGAATACCCCTAAAACCAAAGATGATCTCTACCGCATGACGGCTGAACGCCTTGGTGCGTCGAGATAAATTCAGAACAAGAAAGGAAAGAACAATGGCAAGCTATAACTCCTACATTGCCCAAGACCTTATTCGGGTGGCAGACGTTCTGAAGGACGAATTTCTGCCTTTCCTGAATAACGGCATCAACACGGAAGCTGACCCCTTCCTCGAAAAGATCAAGAAGTCCACGCTGACTGCCTCCACTGGCAGATACGGCGCGAGAATCGGTATCGGCGGCGGTTTCGGTATGTCCGCTGAAAGACAGCCCACCCCGAACGCTGTTGCTCCTCTCTACAAGGATCTGAAGTACACCTCCAAGGATGGCTACGTTGACATCAAGCTGTCCCACAAGGATGTTACCCTCGCTCGGAATTCCACTGGTGCGCTCGTTGACACCGTGACCGACGCTATGGACGCTTCCTACGAAGCGGCGAAGTGGAATGTCGGTCGTATGCTGTTCGGTGACGGCACGGGCGCGGTTGCCACGGTTACTGCGGCAAGCACCGGCACTTATGACGGCGTGACTGTGACCGAACTCACGGTTGACGATACCTCCAAACTGATCGAAGGTCTTGTGATTGATACCTACACCGGATCTACGCTTGACAACTCCACGCTCCAGATCGTGTCCGTTGACCACGGCACGAAGAAGATCCTGCTGAACGCACAGGCTTCCACCGCTATTGCGGCGAACGATGTCCTCTATGTTCAGGGTTCCAAGGGTCGTGAAATCACTGGTCTGACTTCCATCTTCTCCTCTGATATTACTTCCATCTACGGCGTGACCAAGGCAGACAACGCTTGGATCGTTCCGTACTCCGTGGACGCTGACAACGACATCTCCGATGTGGTTATCACCGACGCGATCCGTCTCGGCACGAAGCGCAACGGCAAGATCGACATGATCCTTGCGGGTAGTGCTGCGTACAACGCTTACGAATACTACATGCGCGAATCCGGCATCAACACCCACATCGTCGAAAAGAGAAGATTCCTCTCCGGTGCGGCAGGATACGACATCATGTTCGGTGACCGTATCGCTACCCTTATCCGTAACGACTTCGTACCCACCAACGAAATGTGGTGCGTTGACACCTCTCAGTTTGAACTTCGTCAGACTGGTTGGGACTTCGTTGACTATCAGGGTTCTCCGTTCGTTCTCATGCCCGATACCTCCGTGTACCGTGCGCTTCTGGCGAACTACATGGAACTCATCTGCAAGAATCCCGGCACTTGCGTCCGCATCTACGACGCGAATGCTTCCACCTGATTCTCGGAATACCACCCGAAGGGGGCGGGGACAACCCCGTCCCCTGTTTCTTTCTAAGGAGAAACGAGATGATTATACAAGAACTTTACGACAAGATCACACTGGCGAATCCGTGCGATCAGGTAGACTTCCTTACGCACTATGACACCACTGTACGGGCTATTCTGGCGCGTTACGGCAAACGGTACGTTCTACTGCCCGGAACGACTTATGTGCGTCCTACGGGGCTTCAGGACGATTCTCCGGTGTTTGAGGAATACATGAACGCGATATACGACAACATCCTCTTCATGCTGACCGGAAACACGGACAGAAAGACGGACTATGTGCAGGAAGCGGACGATGCGTACAAGACGGTGTGGAAAAGCCTGATGCGCGGAAGAAAGTTCAGAGATTCTGAGTACAAATACTATCTGTAAAGGAGAAAAATCATGGGGTACTATAACGACAGACCAAAGACCACACTGGAGAGAATCCGTGATGCGGTGGAAGATATCGACCGCAACGGTCTCGGACTGGTGGTAACCGGAACGACCGAAGACAATGTCACCACGCTCGACAAGACCTATCAGGAGATCTACAACTCGTTTGCTTCCGGAATCCAAGTGGTGATTCTGTGGCCAAACGCGGGCGAAGAAATCAACGCCTCGATTGTCGTTGCGATGTACACAAGCAGTGACGATTTTTGCCTCAAAGAAGCGTCGGGTAATGTGTTCGTTGCGGCAAGCGCAGACGGATATCCTTCGTATACAAACACATGATGTCCGTTTTGAGCAGTTTCCGCATGATATGATTTTCTGAGAAAGGAGGCGGTTTCCATGTATGACAGCGGCGTAACCGCCAAAGCGTTTATCGATTCGCTTATTCAAGAAGCGGATATCTCGATTGAAATCCCATATACATCCATGCTCCGATGGCTGTCTGCCGTGGAGCAGTTCGCATATACCGAAATCTTGAAGGAATACAAGCGATGCACGATGGATCTGACGCAGGAACCGTTTGATGTGATCCGTCTGGACACGTTGCCGATTCCGGAAGGTGCGGCGATCCCGATTTACGACGATATCGTCCGGGTATACGGCGAGAAGGGGCAGGAAATCCGGAAAGCGGGTGCTGTTGCAGGGTATGAATTTCCCGACTTTGATCTGTATTACACGGACTACGACGGGCATCTGATCCTGTCCACGCGCATCGAACAGGCAGAAATCACGGTGATCTACCGCATCCGTCCGGAAATCAAGACGGAAGACAATAAAGCCGCGCTGAATGTCGCTCTGCCTCCGGAATATCTGGACATGGCGGGAGCGAAAATTCGCGGCGAGGCGTACAAGATCGCAAACGAGGACGGGCTTGCGGCGAAATGGCTTGCCGATTACAACACACAGATGGAGAACTTCAAGGTGTGGGCGGCATCCCGGAACGAAAGGTACGGCGCGTGATGGCAAAGAAAGACAACGAATTCAGCTACGGTGCGTCGTTTCTTCCGGAGGGGGAGAAGAAATACTCCGTGATCCGGTGGGGATGGAGTGGGCTGAATGAGACGGACAAGATCGACACGGGTCAGCTTACATCCGACGATGGAATGATCTGTGATCCTCCGTACATGATTCCCGCGCACAAGTACAAGGAACTGGTGGATCTGCGAACCGGAATTCCGTATGGAAGCAACACTCTGAAGAACGCGAATGTTCAGCAGGGAACTCCGGTATCCATCACGGCAATCGACGAAAAGATCCTGCTTTCTTGGTACGATTCCGTGAATCAGAACATGGCTGTTACCCAGTTCCGTCCTCTGATCGGATACTGGGCTGATCCTACGGTCGGTTTTTTGTATGTGGACTCGTTCAAGACCGCTCCGCTTGCAACTTCGAGCTTCGATCCCAACGTAATGCACACGATTGTCCAGTTTAACGCTGTTGACACCAGTTCTGGAAATGTTGCGGAATACACATACGACCGGAAACTGCTTGTGTATCCGGAGTGCTATTCCCACGCATTCAGCGGGACTTGGTCGTATGATCAGGCATCTACGTTCAACACGGGCGGGAACACTGTTCCGGAAACGGAGTATGCGACTGTATACAACTCCCGTGTGTTTGGAACGAATGAAACTGCGGTGCATGCGTCGGCGTACAATTCGTATGTGGACTATTCGCTTGACACTGCGGACGATATTTCCTCCGCTCACGCATGGTATTCGCTTGCGCAGTCAAACACGGATGCGGATTCTGCGGTAACAGCGGTTACGACATTCGATAACCACGTTGTCGTGTTCCGGCGCGACTTCATGCAACTTGTCTACAACAACAAGAACCCGTTCCGGATTGTGGATGTTGGTGCGTTCGGATGCCGAAACCAGAAAGCACTTACCATCATGAACGGTGTCCTGTATTTTGCGACGAACCAAAGCGTGTACGCATATACAGGCGGCACTCCGAAGGAAATCTCCGCAAAGATGAAAGACGCTGACTTTGACGGAGCGGTTCTAGGATCGTACAACGACACGTTGTGGGTACAGACGGACAAAACGGTTTATACCTACAAAGACGGAACGTGGAGCGATCTGGGGAAAGCACCGTTCGGCGGCGCGTCGGTCAAGATCCTTCAGTTCGCCACAACTTCATACGGGCTTGTGGCACTTGCTGACTACAGCAACGGTAATAACACTTCATGGGGAATCATTCTTGTCGATTGGGACAAGGAAGTCTTGGATCCTCCGATGTCGGATGAAGCCGCATGGGATCCTCAGTACACAGGCAACTGGTACTTTGAAACCGATCTCATGGCACTCGGAAAACTGGATATCCGGCGTGTGAAGAAGTTTTCTATGCAGTGCGAGGGCAAGAAAAACGCGACAGTATCCGTGTTTCTCTTCCCTGACGATGACCAACATAGATACGACGCGCCTGACTACAAGATCGGAGAAATCACGTTTGACGCTGACGGAATGCGGATTCTGCGTATTCTGACACGACAGTTCTCGTCCACGATGCACAAACTCAGGTTTGTGGGAACCGGATATGTAAAGATTTATGCGGCAGAAGTAAAGATCGCATGGGGAGGGGATGTGTATGTCGAAGGACAGTTATCTTAAAGTGTCCATCCCTGTGTCCGAACAAGAAGCGAAATCCATTCTCAGCGCAAACCATGACCGTTTTCTTGCACTGGAAACAAAACTGGAAGAACTGAACCAGTTATTGATCAAGCAAAACCGGGACATACAGGATTACCGGGATAACATAGACGAGGAAAATCTGAGCGAAAGTCTACTCAAAATCATTCAGGATTTGCAGAGCAGGGTAACAGCCCTTGAGAATATTGTGAATCCTTAAACCGAAAGGAGTGAAACCACTTGGCAGACTACAATGTTGCTGTCACGGCAAACGGACTTATTCCTGCCGTGATTTATGTGGGAACGGAAGGGAGCGCAGGAAAGACCGTTCTGTTCACGTTCTCCGATGACTGGGACGGATTCACGAAAGAGATTATCTTCTTTGACAACAGGGGCAACGCGATTGTATCCCCGTGTGTGGATGAGCAGGAAGTACCCGTCCCGGCAGAACTAACGATGTATGGGGGTCCGCATAAGTACACAGTGCGCGGCTTTACGCTTGATTCCGGTCTGTATATCGACGATCAGCTTCAGGTAACCGGAACCATCGTTACCACCTATACTGCGGGACATAATCCGCGCATGGAAGGGAAGATCATTCCGTCCACGCTTGACCTGTTCCTGTATCAGGCAGATCAATCGATCAAGGACAATCTCGCGGCGGCAAAGGCTTCCGGGGAATTTGACGGCGATCCTGCCGGATTTGGCATCATCGAAGCACAGGCTGAAACGCTTCCTTCGTGGGAAGAAGCAGAAGTCACAGTTGAAACGAGCGGATCGAATCTTGCAAAGAACATGTCGTTCCAATTCAAGATTCCCGCCGGAGACAGCGGTGTTTGGGTGAGCGATTCCCTGTCGAATCCTCCTCCCGCAGACCAGAACCTCTGGGTACTTACCGAAAGCGGAAGCAATTATCTGTATATCCCGGACGGACTTGGACAAGAGAACGACAAGGTATATCTGACGGTCGATGGCGAGAAGATCGGATCCGGTGTTGTAATTACCGGAAAGAACTTCACGATTCTGGGACACTACGATACGCTTGAGCAACTGCAAGCCGCGCATCCGAATCCTGAAGTGGGTGACGCATATGGTATCGGGCTTGAAACACCGTATAATATTTATCTCTGGAACGGAACTGCATGGGAAGATTACGGAACGCTCGGTGCAAGCGTGGTCGTAGACAGCGAGATGTCGGACGTTTCTACGAACCCCGTCCAGAACCGGGTCATCAAGGCATATGTGGACGCATTTGCCGCAACCATTCCTACGGTTCCGACCGCGCTGAAGAATCCTTACAAGCTGACCGCATATGGAGCGCAATATGACGGGTCTGCGGAAGTTACTCTGACGGCTGACTCGGTTATTGATGGAACCACAGCGTCTCACACTACGCCTGTATCCACAAAAGCAGTCAAAGACTATATTGACGAAGTGGTCGGCGATGTAGAAACCGCAATCGCGTCCATTAACGCTGTAATCGGGGGTGACGAATCGTGAGCATTGCAAGCGCACTGAGTGATATTGCTTCCAGTCTCAGCACAATTCTTGGTCAGATCAATACGAAGCTGACAGCGAAGGGTGTAGGAACAACCGCAGAAACACTATCCGAAGTTCCGGACAAGATCAATTCCATTGTGACGGGATCTGGGCTTGATACTTCCGATGCTACAGCAACGGCAGGAGATATCGTTGCGGGAAAGACCGCATATGTGGACGGAGCAAAAGTCACCGGATCTCTGAACGGAACTGCTCGGACTTCTTCGGATCTGACTGTCTCAGGAAACACAGTGACCGCTCCTGCGGGTATCTATTCCTCAAACGCCACAAAGTCTGTGGCAACGGCAACGCATCCGAAGCCTACGATTCAGGTATCCCAGTCCGGCTTGGTTACCGCAACGCATACTCAATCGGCAGGGTATGTTTCGTCGAACCTTTCGGCTTCTGAGACATACCAACTGAATGTCCTAAACGACACATCGTGGACACCGACCACATCCGGTTATGTGATTCCTGCCGGGAAGTTCCACTCTCAGCAGTTCTCTATTCCGGGGGACATGAATCTGGTGTCTGGTAACATTAAAGCCGGAGTCAGCATTTTCGGTGTAAATGGCAGTTATGGCGGTGGCGGTGGTGGTAGCGGACTATATATTCGCTCCAGTTCTTCTACCGTTTCCAGATCCGGCGGTGGAATGTTGACATTCTCAAATATGCCCTCTGTTAGTGGTAAATCACTGGTGGGTGTCCTTCTTACCAAGAGCAGTTATTCCGAATCCAACATCAGAATTCAGCATCTGCTGATTTATGATGACGGAACAGCGATGGGTACTGCTTTCGGTGCTAAATTCAACGGCATGTTCTTTGATGTAAGCGGATACTGCACGTTGTCTATTTCTGGTTCTGGTGGATCCATTTCTGTGGATACAACGAACTGGGGTGGATTCGATTCCGGCGATTACGACGCATACGGTTGCTACGCCTGATAAACATAAAAAGAAAAGCGCACCCTCCGGGCGGTTGGAGGATGCGCTTTTCGTGTAAGTGGCGGGGTTTGATCTGGCATTTACAGTATACCACAAATGAAAATCGTTTGTCAACCCCTTGTGTTTCTGAGTGTTTCGGACACAAAATGTCCGGTTTTGGAACAGTCAAAACGGTAAAATTAAATCGTGAACGGGTTCACGTTGGCGCGTTGGATACTCGTCACCGGGGCGCGGTGTGGCACAGCCATCGCGCTTCGATATTCCCGCATCATACAACGGTCAGTATACCTCGCTTTGAACGAGAAAATATGGGTTCGATTCCCGTTGCGGGTGTCTCAATATGCAACAAAGGGGTGACAAAATTGGAAGAACTTGTGGTCGCGGTACTCGGTGGAGGAGCGACTGTTGCCATCATTGAAGGAATCAGAGAGGCGTTTACTTGGCGTAGGAACCGGAAAGCGCAGAAGGAAGATAAAGCCGAAGAGAAGGAAGACAAAAAGATCGAAGCGCGGCTTGCCAAAATCGAGACGCATCAGGAAGAGCAGGACGCAAGGATGAAAGTAATCGAAGACGCACTGGCGTTACAGAAGGAAACGAACAAGATCATGCTGTACGACCGTCTGCGCTATCTGGCGAAGTGCTTTATCGCAGACGGGGAGATATCGCTTGACGATCTGACAGCTTGGAACGATATGCACGAATGTTATCACAAGAACGGCGGGAACGGAACCATGACAACGCTGTCAAACACGATCAACTCCTTGCCTGTGAAGAAAGGAAGTTAATATGGCACTCACGATCCGTAAGATTGCAATGCCGACAGCGAAATACTCCATCAAATGTCCGTACACCATGACACCCACGATGATCGTCATCCACAACACAGCGAACGACGCTTGCGCGGAGAACGAGATCAAGTATATGCAGTCCAACACTGCGCAGACATCGTTCCACTACGCCGTTGACGATAAGGAAGCGGTACAGGGTGTGGATTTGTGGAGAAACGCTTGGCATGCAGGGGATGGCGGGAACGGAAAAGGTAACCGTCAGGGGATCGCCATTGAAATCTGTTACAGCAAGTCCGGAGGCACACGGTTTTTAAAAGCGGAGCAGAACGCCGCAGAACTGACAGCAAAACTGCTGATTGACTTTGCGTGGGATATCTCTCACGTTACGACGCACAAGGCCTGCTCCGGAAAGAACTGTCCGCACAGAACGCTTGAACTTGGATGGGACAGATTTCTGAATATGGTAGAAGCGAAGCGGAAGGAACTTCTCGGCATTAAGACAAACGCGAAGACATCCCGCATGACGCTGAACGGGTACACCATCGAACTGGCACAGAACTTTGCGATTCTGTATTGGGACAAATCGAAAAAACAGGGAACTGCAAACAGCTATATCAACGGTGGGTTTTTCGCTCCGTTTGCTGAGAACGGCGTGAACTTCACGCTTCCTGTCGGGAATCTTGTGTGCGATATCGACATGGCGGCGGTTCCGTCCGTTGCGGCGAAGTATCTTGTGTCTCACGTTACGAACAAGAAACTGCGGTGGTCGTGCAATAACAACGCCGGAAAACAGTTTCTCGGCAAAGCGGTCACCACGTTTGTGCTTCCAAGAAGCGGGAAACCGTATGTGAAGGAAATGACTACGGTTCCGGGTGACTGCCTGTATGCAATTTCCGGAATTCCCGTGATCCGTGACGGTGTGGATGTAAGCTACACGAACTTTGTTCTGCCGCAGGGATGGGATACCTCTCCGTTTTACGCAACGACGCGCAACTTTATCGGTCTGAAAGGATCGGATATCTACATCGTCAACGGGACGAGCAAGACATCGAACTTTGTGGCGAAATCCGAAGTGTACGACGCGCTGAAGCCGTTCGGGTTTGACCAACTGGTGAGCCTTGATGGGGGAGGTAGCGTTTACCACAAGTATATGGGAAAGGCTGACTTTATATGGACGGATAGACAAGTCAACAATCTGGTGGTGTACTGATGAAGAAAGAGTCCGTATTATGGGCGCGTCAGTATTCAAAGCGGATCATCACATTCCTGCTTGTCACATGGGCAATCGGCGCGGTGATCGGCGTAGCGTATGAATTCCTTCGCTTGCTGAACGCCCCGGATACTGCCTCGATGGATGCTCTGTATATATATCTGGCGGTTCCGCTCACTTGCGGTATTCCGGCGTATATCATCCCGAACTGCTTCCTCAATATTGAGAAAGTGAAGCAAAACTATATTCCCGATTATGACCAAACCGTTCTTTGGGGGGAATACGCAGATGAGGATGGGATTGGAACAAACGAAACCGAAACAGAACAAGAATGAGAGGTTAATATGGAGTGGAAACCCGTAGTTGGATATGAAAATTATTTTGAAGTAAGCGATTCCGGTGACATCCGAACTGTTGCGAGAAGCGCAGTCGGAAGATGGGGAAATCCCATTCCCCTGTCTTCCAAAACACTGAAACCGCATCTCAATCAACACGGATATCTGTGGATATCCACACGGGTAAATGGCAAATCCGTTAATATGTCTGTTGCCCGAACGGTAGCAAAAGCATTTATTTCTAACCAAGATCAAAAGCCTCAAGTTGATCATATTGATGGGAATAAATTAAATAATTCGGTTTTAAATCTTAGGTGGGTCACGGCACAAGAAAATATTCTCTATGCGGGTCAGCAAGGTCTGCGCGACAAATGCTTTCAGGTGGCAAAAGAGAATATGAAAAATCCTGAATACAAAAAGCGTTTAATGCAAGCCAGAGATCAGAGTAGGAAGATAAAAACTTATTGCTACACTTTAGACGGGGTTTTTGTTGGTGAATATGAGTCGTGTACTGCCGCCGCAAACGCCAATCATGTCGGTGCAACACACGTTTCTGCCTGTTGCAGACACAAAAAGAATTCAGTCAAAGGTAAGGTTTATTCATATGAGCCATTGTAAGTGCATATTGGAGGGGGGTTGATTTTGCTGACGGATTTTACGCTTATTCAGAGATATATCCCGGAACACCGGGAAATAAAGATCTATCCAATCTCGGATCTTCATCTCGGCGCGGCTGAACACAACGAAAGCGCATGGTCTGAGTTTCGGACGAAAATCTTATAGGATCCGGACGCTTATCTGACGCTCGGCGGGGATCTTATCAATAATGCCACCCGTTCGTCCGTGTCCAACATATTCGACGAAACCATGCGTCCGCGAGAGCAGAAAAAACTGATGGCAGAGATGCTTGCCCCGTTGAGAGAACGGATTCTGTGCGCGGTTCCGGGGAATCACGAAAGACGATCCGGAAAGGACGCAGATGACGATCCAGTGTACGACATCATGTGCAAACTGGATCTGGAGGATCTGTACCGGGAAAACATTGCGTTTCTCAAAATCCAACGTGGAGATATTTACAAAGACGGGGAATGTAATCCGACATATATGATTGTGGTGACGCACGGATCCGGAGGCGGTTTGCTGACTGGAGGCGCGGTGAACAGGGCAGAGCGGTTCGGATACGCAATCGACGGCGCGGATGTGCTGATCCTCGGTCATACGCACAAACCGTTTACCACTCAGCCGGGTAAGATCAAGATAGATCCGTATAACAATAAGGTGTCTATTAAGCCGTTTAAGGTGGTTTCCGCTTCCTCTTGGTTGAATTACGGTGGGTATGCGGCACAGAAAAACTTGCTCCCGACTTCGTTCGCGCCGCAGATTATCAAACTGTCCGGCAACAGAAAAGAAATAAAGGTAGAAATGTAACGGAGGGTTTATGAACACGTTCATCAGAAAGATCAGTTCCAGAAAGCTGTGGGTAGCGGTCATCGGCGTTGTGGTTGGACTTGCCGCCGCATTTGGCATCGACGAATCAGAGTACGCTCCCGTTGTGGGTATTATCGGCGCGATTGCGTCCTGCGTGACCTACATTATCGGTGAAGCAAAGATCGATGCGGCAAGCGCAAACGCCACGGACTACTACATCGAAGCAGATGCGGAGGGCATTACGGACACGACCGTTCCGCAGATCGGTACGCTTGATCCTGACAAGGGCGAAGAAAATGTACATCCGGTACAATACGAACCCGAAGCATAAACGGGTACGAGACTGTACCGTCCGGGCAATCGCACTGGCAACGGGAACGGACTGGGACACAGCGTACATTGCGCTCACGATCCACGGATTTACTATGAAAGACATGCCGGACAGCGACGCTGTGTGGTGGGACTTTCTGAAAGAACACGGATTTGAATACCACGCGATCATGTCTGAGTGTCCACAGTGCGTCACGGTAAGAGAATTCTGCAATGAACACCCGGACGGTCTGTATGTGATTGCCACGCAGGAACACGTTTTGTGCGCGGTGGATGGTGACTGGTACGATATATGGGACAGCGGGGACGAAATCGTCCTGCACTATTGGACAAAGGAGAATGAGGAATGATTAACGCTTATCCGCAGAACAATATGTATGGAAACGCATGGTGGGGTGTTGTTCCTCCGTATGGAAATACCGGAATGGGTGGAGTGCCGTCTACGACAAGCACACAGATGACCGTGGCAACCAATGTTACACAGGACAATGGTTTGCCGACCATTCATCGCGTGGTATGGGGACAGGGTATGGAGGCGGCGAAATCCGTTCAGCTTAATCCGAATGAGACCGTCATGATTCTTGACAGCGAAAGCGATCACTTTTATATCGCAAAAGCGGGGGCTGATGGAAAACCGAAACCGCTTGAAAGTTTCAGCTACACACGGGATGAATCGGTTTCCGGAACAAACGCAGACTTTGTTACTCGGAAAGAATTTGATGAACTGAAGGCGTCTTTGGACGCGCTGAGAGGCACACAGAGCGCAGAAGTAAAGGAAGGTGAGTAACAATGCCGTCTTCGCTTTTTGATGCTCTGAACGCCTCCGGTGCGGCTCAGACGCAGACCGGAATCGATCCGAACTTCATGGCACAGCTTAACCAGTTCCGTAACACGATTGCCCCTCTTTTGAACGGAGCAAATCCACAGTCCCTTGTGCAGTCCATCCTTGCACAGCGCGGATACAGTCCCGCTCAGATTCAGCAGATGTTCAACCAGTATGCGGCACAGGCATCTGCGATTCAAAAACAGCTAATGGGTGGGTAAACATGTCCGCTTTTGAGCGAAGTTCTCCTGTATAATCGAAGCAGAAAAACCTTGAAAACAAGGGGTTTCGGACATTCTTTCATGCAAAGGAGAAAACAGTATGCCTTACAGCGAAAACGGAATGAGTCCTGCCGACTATCGCGCAATCATGGGCAACAACTCCGGTTGGGGATAGGGTGACGGTTTCTGGATTATCCTGCTCTTCCTGATCCTCGGTGGCGGTTTCGGCTACAACAGAGGATTCGGCGGTGGTGGCGGCGTGTCCGGTGATGCGCTTTATCCGTGGATGAATCAGGCACAGAACAACTGGGAAGGTGTCTCCACTCTGCAAAACACTCTGGCGGGAGGTTTCGCGGGTGTGAATCAGGCACTTTGCAACGGTTTCTCTCAGGCTGAGATTGCCGCGAACAGCCGTCAGATGGCTGACATGAACCAGAACTTCGCGCTTCAGCAACAGCTTTCGCAATGTTGTTGCGAGAACAGGCTTGCGACCGCGAACCTTAACAGCACGATCATTTCTGAAAACTGCGCTGACAGAGAGGCACTGAACTCTATCGGGCGCGACATTATCGCGGCACAGAACGCCGGGACGCAGAGAATTCTCGACCAGATGTGCAACGACAAGATCGACTCCAAGAACGAAAAGATTGCGGATCTTGAGCGTCAGCTTACGCTTGCGAATCTCGCGGCATCGCAGAATGCTCAGACTGCCGCTATCCTTGCGAACAACGAAGCGCAGACTGCGGCACTTGAAAAGTACCTTGCTCCGAACCCGATTCCCAGTTACATCGTGGCAAATCCTAACGGATGCCAAAACTTCGGGTGTGCTTGTGGCGGATAATCCCATGAAAAAAGCAAAACAAGGAAAGGTGTGAGTATATGGCTGAGTATACATACAACCCTGTTTAGGTTGTTGCATTAAATAATCCTGCAATCTTTTCAGCCTCTATCCCGTGTCGAAGTGGTTATGTGTTCCACGACGAGGAATCCGGGGTCTTTACTCTCTGTGGCAAAACACAAAACTGCTTTGCTCGGTATCAGGTTACGTTCAACGGAAATATATCCATTCCGACAGGCGGCGCGGTTACTCCGATTTCCGTGTGTATCGCGGTTAACGGAGAACCGAGACTGACAAGCCGTGCGATCTACACCCCTGCGGCTGTTGAAGAATATGGCAATGTAACCAGTACTGCGATTATCACGGTTCCGAAAGGTTGTTGCACATCCATGTCCCTGAGATATGTACAGGCTACGGACGATCCCACTGTTACGCCCACTCCCGTGATTAACGTGCAAAACGCTAATCTGGTTATTAACCGTATTGCTTGAGAAAGGGGGAAGAGAGATGCACGATCAATATCTTGACGCACTGTATCGCTTTGAGGAACTGATTGCGAATGATTTTGCGGCATTCACTGAGGAAACCGAAAAAGCCGGACTTGATACGGGCAGGATCAAGTACGCAGACTGCATGATGCACCTTGCGAAGAACCTGAGAAAAGAAATCTTCGCGGAAGAAGGTATGTCTCCGGAAGAGATTGAAGGAATCTCCGGAAACACGCAGGGCTACGGACGCGCAATTCGCACCACTCCCGGACTCAGCGGAAAGGGACGGTCGATGCGCGGTGGGGCCTCCATGAAGTCTGCATACAGCGGTAACGAAGGAATGTCCGGAGCGCGTGATTCGCGTGGGCGGTTTACTTCCGGTGCAGACGAAAACGGATTCTACACCAAAATGCAGAAGATGGCAGACATGACTGCCAATCATGACGAGCGGGAGATGATCCTGCGCATGATCGAACGACTGAAGCACGAAAACGAACAGTAAACAAAAACGGGCGGCAGGGCTTAATCGCCCTGCCGTTTTGAATATAGAGAGGAGATTAACATGCCGAAGATACTTGCAAATACTCTTCGGAGCAGAGATCAGAACGGGATTTGGGTTGACATTCCCGTGGTTGTTAAAGATGATGTGACACCCAGTCAGCAACAGATTCAAATGGCTGTTGATGAATGGTTTGCGGAACATCCCGAATTTATCGTTGCTACAGACAAAACACTGTCTGTGGAAGATGCACCCGCAGATTCTGCGGCGGTTGGCGATGCGATTCAGGATCTTAGAGACGAGATCGGGTATACTCCAATCAACATTTCGTCTTTCGTTATTACATCGGTTACATACAGTGGTGGTGGAACCGGAACATCCGGAACGGTTGAAAAAGGAAAAACGGTTACTGAGCTTTCTGCATCGTTTTCTATCAACAAAGTTCCGGTTACGCTTACATTTGACGGGTCTTCGCTTACGCCAGTAAAAACCGGAACCGTTACAAAAAGCGGAAGCTATACAAGCAATGCGTCTTTTTCTCTTGTTGCACAAGATAACGGTGCACCAAATATTGCTCCTGCCACATCCACAAAGAACATTACTCTTAACTTCTATAATAGAGTGTATTGGGGAACTTCCGCGATTCCCGGATCAATTAATGACGCATTTCTTCTTGGTATGGATTACAGTGTACTTACAAATACAAAATCAAGAACAATTAGCGGCGTTTATGTCGGTTCTGGTGCATACATGTGGTATGCACTTCCAGAAAGCATGGGGACATGTATATTCACATACAATGGATTTACTGGTGGATTTACGGAAGTGACCACGTTCAATCATACGAACGCAAGCGGTTACACGGAATCTTATCGTGTCTATCGTTCCGACAATTCAAACCTCGGTTTGATTGACGGATTGTTTATCGCTTAATAAAGGAGGGATATGAATGCCTTACGAAGGCTCTATTGAACTGCTGTCAGGTATCAAGCAGAAAAACAATGGTACGTTTCCGCTTGTTGACGCTTCCGCTGTTCGTGTTGATGACAGCCACAGACTTGACGATATTCTCGAAAAAACAGCCGATGGTCTGGAAATAGAGGACGGTGTTATTTCACTGACAAACAATGGCGCAACACTTGACGGAGCGTCTGCGGATCTTCCGTCTTATGGGCTGTCATATAATACCGCAACTGGTGGATTGTCGCTTACAGAGAATGGAACTCCAATTACAGGGCAAACCGTAGCCCTCCCCCCCTATGGATCGCCGTTAAAAGCGGCTACTGTGGCGGGTATGACGGATACTGATTCCGTGTATGTATATACTGGATCCGAAACTGGGTATACTGCGGGAGATTGGTATTATTATGACGGATCAGATTGGGTAGACGGAGGTGCGTATAATGCTGTATCATTTGTCACCGACACTACTCTTGCGGTATCTGGACAAGCCGCTGACGCGAAAGTGACGGGGGATCAGATTACTGACTTAAAGAATGCTCTAAGCAATCTTGAAAATTTTTGTTTCGATAAGAAAACACTTGTTCTAACGAAAGACTATACCATTCCGAGCAATAATATTCTAAATACCGTCAGCGATCCCCTTCTGGTTGATATTTCGACAGATACAACCTTCAGTATCCTACTTGACGGCGTTGTTGACAATATTCAATATACAGTATCTCTGAGAGATGCAAACGGTGATGAGATTGAGTATTTCAACTGCAACACCGGAGCCGTAACGAGCAGAACGGCGATTGATGACATCAAATCGATTCGACTGTACTCCAACAAAACAGGGCTGGTTTCGGGCGATCAGTACACGCTGTCGGTTTCGTATGATGTGGAAGCTGGAGGCGATAATTCAGTAGAGTATCAGCTTAATTCTACTGAAATTTCGATTGCAGAAATCGAGTCTAATATTTCTACCATTAAATCCGATTACTATGAGGAAAGCACAGGCCCGAAGACACTTTCGACAAGTGCAGAGAGAAATAGCGGTATCATCACGATTAATGGCACAGCGTCGGCCAGCAGCAGTTATGTTCATACTCAAAAAATAAGTGTAACACCGGGGGATGTTATTACTGCCAAAGGCACATATAATACAGACACCAACTTTCAGGTTACATTATCGTATCTTTGTGCATATTCCGGAAATACTGCTTTGAGTACTAAGGGGATTGACAATAACAGTACGGTAAAATCGTATACGGTTCCGGACGGTGTTGACGGTATTGTCATCACATATCTTGTGTCGGTGACGGACGTTGTGGTTTATCGAAGAATCGACAATTATACGGAATACGTACCGAAAATCGATGATGTGGAAGAGAAGCTGGAAGAGATTGTAACCACGTCAAGCAAAAAAATAGCACAGAGGAAAAATCCGACCGTTGTCAGCGGGTATGTCATCCCATCCGGAGCAACTGGATCCAACGCATCATATAGCCATTTCGTGATCGATAATCTGAACACCGGAGATGTCGTAAATGTTCGGGCATTTTACGGTGCAAACCAGTATATTGTTGCTCCGACGCTATATGCGGTTTGCGCGTATGATTCGACCGGAAGCCCTATTAGTGAGAAAGGAGCAAGTTCGGTTTCAAACGGCACATATACTGTTCCTGCGGATATTGTGAAAATAGCCATCACTTATCTGAATACACAGTATACGCTTGAAAGTGTCATTGTAATGACCAATATGTCCGTTGATACGATCAAAGGAAGTCCTGCGGTCGAAAGCGCAGTATTCGGATCTTATCCACAGGAAGAAACTGACAGCCTTTCTGCAAGTGACCGCATCGAACTGTCTACCAATTCGGTAAAGAAAAATTTCGATATCATTTTTACCGGGAACATCACTTCTTTCAACAAACTGACAATAGGCCGTGGGGCAAACGATCTTAATTCCTTGAAGGTTGAAATAGACGGAACAAACGTGAAATACTATAACGGGACTTCGGGCGCGGTTACGGTTGCGCATAATTTGACATTTTCCGTATATGTTTCAGTTATTTTTCATGTTGGTAACGATCGCATTCCAGTTATTACAATTTTGACTGGAACCGGAAGGTATGAGCATGAGTTCACGGGTACCGTTTGTGTTGGATGTATGCCTACAATTTATGCAGAAACCGACGGAACTACTGCGCTGACGAATTGTAAAATTTCATTTGTGTGTGAAGACATAGATCAACCTCTGTGGATTTTTGGAGACAGTTATGTTTCCTTCTCGATTGAGAGATGGCCTTATTGGATTCATGAAGCAGGATTTGACGGATATCTTCTGAACGGTTTATCCGGTGAATCTTCCGGTTATGCGGTGGAAGACCTCAATAATCTGTTGCAGTATGGCAGACCAAAATACCTTGTCTGGGCTTTGGGCATGAACGATACTGACGACGGAGCAGTCAATCCGGTATGGAAATCCTGCTTTGACGAAGTATGCGGACTGTGCAATCTGCACGGAATTACCTTAATTCCTTGCACGATTCCCAATGTACCCACAAGATCTAATTCGTATAAAAACTCTGTGATTACAGCCTCCGATTATAAGTATATCGATTTTGCAAGTGCTGTAGGTGCACTTTCGGATTCGACTTGGTACACGGGGATGCTTTCAGACGATGGAATTCATCCAACAGAAACTGGTGCGTATGCGCTTGCATCTGCTGTGCTGAAAGATTTCCCGTATATTGCAGTTAAGTCTCATTGAGTTAAAAAACGGCCAATAAAAAAGAAAACTATGTTTAGAATAGCGTATGCACTTGAAAGCGGAAATTATTTCGCATATATGTTTATGTTTATGATTCTATATCCGCCCATTGTAATAATTATATTTGCAATCATAGACAAATTCAAAAGGCGTTAAGTGAGTTAAAACGGCCTTAAAATCAGAATTGAAAGGAGCAAAACATGGCAGACAAAGTAACGAACGCGAAGCAGACGCTTGATCTGTACGGGCGTATGGCAGACGCGCTTGAAGAGATTGCAGAAAACACCGGACTTCCGGCAGTGACCGCAGATGACAACGGCGATGTTCTGACCGTAGTAGAAGGAGCGTGGGCAAAAGCCGCGCCGTCTGGCGGACTGGTCGTAACCGCAACGACGGATGACGGCACCACGACGCTTGACCAGAAGTGGCAGGACATCTACGATGCGTATGCAAGCGGAAAGAACGTAGTGATTCTGGTTGGCGATCAGCAGACCACCCCCTATGCTATTGCTGTGGTCGGTGTTATGCTTGACAGTTCCACATACTGTGTTACGGACGCTGGCAGTATTACATATGAGACAGACAGCGCGACCGGATATCCGTCTGTGAGTACTGGAGGCGGCACTTAAAAAAACGGACAGCACACGCTGTCCGCAACACCCGCAGTCAGAATCGAACTGACACCCGCAGTTTTAGAGACTGCTGTCCTACCGTTAGACCATACGGGATCGAACACAGTGTAGCATAAACGAAGCAAAAAACCGGACAGGATGGGCTTTATCTTGTCCGGTTTTCCGTTTCCCCGGAAGGTACAATGGAGTCAATCAAAATCCCATGAAAGGACATAGGAATATGGCAAGTAAGTATAATCCCTACAACGATTACGAAAAGATCGTGGGATACAAAGCAAACTGGCATACCGCGAAGAACAGCGGACAGGATCCGACGCAGTATTATCAAGCGGCGATGCCGTACTATCAGTCACTCATCAACAACGGATACAGCGATCTGGCAACGGAACTGGCGAATAGCGACCACGCACAGGCGGGACTTCTGAGGGACAAATACGGACTGAAAGCTGACGCGCAGTACAATCTGGACAACGACTTTGCGGAGATGACCGGAGCGGCACAGGCACAGGCGGCAACGCCTCAGA